TTTTAAAAAAGTAAAAAAATAATAATTTTGAAGATTTTTGAGAAAAAATAAAAATTTTAAAATTTTTTAAAATTGCCAAAGGTGGGGGGGTTATCCCCTCCCCAGAGGCTCGGCCGAGCTTCACGCCGTCACTGTACATTTTTTCTCGCGCCAAATCATCACAAAGAAAGGAGAACGGTTTGGAATTAAGAGGAATTGACTATCTCAGGAGGAAGTTGACTCTCTATCAGAGTAGAGTTAATCTGAGGTATAAATACTATGCAATGCAACATTACAGAGCACCTATCGGAATTACAATTCCTGCTCATGTGAGAGCTAAATATAGAGCCACTCTTGGATGGACTGCCAAAGGGGTAGATTGTCTTGCAGATCGTTTAGTATTTCGTGAATTTACAAATGATGATTTTAATGTTACAGAAATCTTTGATCGCAATAACCCTGATATCTTATTTGATAGTGCTATTCTAGCTGCACTGATTGGTTCGTGTTGCTTTATCTATATTTCAAAAGGTGAAGATGATGAGGTGAGGTTACAAGTTATTGAGGCTAGCAATGCGACTGGTGTCATTGATCCTATCACTGGATTGCTTGTAGAAGGTTATGCAGTTCTGGCTCGTGATGATTACAATCGACCAATACTTGAAGCCTACTTTGAACCTAATGCTACTCACTTTATTCCGAAAAATGGAAATCCGTACTCGATTGAAAATCCTGCTAATATTCCTCTTCTTGTGCCAATTATTCATAGGCCTGATGCTGTTCGTCCATTTGGTAGATCAAGAATTACCAGATCTGGTATGTGCTATCAAAAGGAAGCGGAACAAACATTTGAACGTGCCAATATCACTGCAGAATTTTATTCATGGCCACAAAAATATATTATTGGATTAGATCCTGATGCAGAGCAGTTGGAAACTTATAAAGCTACTGTATCAAGTTTATTGACAATTTCTGCTAGCGACAGCGGGGAAAAACCAAGTATTGGTCAGTTTACTACAGCGAGTATGTCTCCTTTTACAGAACAGCTAAGAACGGCTGCTGCTGGATTTGCTGGGGAAATGGGCTTGACATTGGATGACATGGGGTTTGTGTCTGACAATCCGTCATCTGTTGAAGCCATCAAGGCCAGCCACGAAAATCTTCGTCTTGCTGGTCGGAAGGCTCAGCGGTCATTAGGAGCAGGTTTTCTGAATGTGGCTTATGTTGCAGCTTGCTTGCGTGATGAGTTTCGTTATGCCAGAAGCCAATTTGTAAGAACCACAGTCAAGTGGGAGCCTTTGTTTGAAGCGGATGCCAACACGATGACTATGATTGGTGATGGTGTTGTGAAATTGAATCAAGCATTACCTGGTTATATAAACGCTGAAACCATTCGAGATCTCACAGGAATTGCAGGTGATATGTCTGCTGTGCCTATTGTAAATGAAGGTGAATCAGATGGAACATGATGTTTTACCCGCTATTCTTCAAGAAGTTCAAGAGAGATTTGAGAGTGATTTTGGCAAGAGTGAGATTGTCAGAAATGCATTTGAAACATTAAAAGCAAAGAAAGCGACTTACAAAACAGCAAATGAGTTTGCTATCGAGGTTGGAGAAATTCTTTCTAAGGCTCTAGGAGCTTCTTTAATCGCTGATAAATTGCCAGATGGAAAAATGTATTACAATATCGCTCAACGGTTGTTATCGGACGTTCTGGGGCGTAATTATGAGATAATAAGCGGTTATACGAGAGATGTACAGAAGAAACTGAATACAGATGCAAAAATCAGTTTGAAAGTGCAAGTCCCTGAATTGAATCAGGATAGAATTGCTGGCATTGTTAATCGATTGGCATCTGAAGAAAAATTTGAAGATGTCAGTTGGTTGTTTGGTGAGCCAATCGTTAATTTTTCTCAATCTATCATTGATGACAGTATTCAAAAAAATGCGGAGTTTCATTACAAATCTGGATTACAACCCGAAATTGTTAGAAAATCTTTTTTTCACTGCTGTGATTGGTGTCAAGAAGTACAAGGTAGCTATAAATATCCAAGAGTTCCAAGAGATGTTTATAGGAGGCATCAACATTGTCGTTGTACTGTTGACTATGATCCAAAAAGCGGGAAAGTTAAAGACATTTGGAGCAAAATTTGGAGAAAAACAGATGAAAGTGATAAGATAGAAGCAAGAAAAGATATCAATGGAAAATCTCAAATGAGCGAAGTGAGAAAACTTGCGCTTCAAGAAGGAATTTCCTCAAATCCTATCAAAAAAAGTCGTAAAAAACTAACAGAGGAACAAATCATCAATGCTGTAAGTGGAGGTGATAAAACAAAAGGGTCATGTTCGTCAGCAGCATTTGCTTATATTGGAAATAAAGGCGGTTATACTGTTCTAGATTTTCGAGGAGGTAAAAGCTGTGACTTCTTCTCTAGAGATAGTAGAATCCAAATGATAGGAAATCTTCCTGGTGTTAAAATGAATGTTGTTAAAAACACGAATGACTTTACTGCAGTCAGAGAATTGTTGGAAAAGGTAGAAGCTGGAAACGAATACTACTTAGCAACAGGTAGGCATGCGGCTGTTATAAGAAAAAATGAAGGACGTTTTGAATATTTGGAGTTGCAATCCAGAATATCAAACGGGTTTAAACCATTAGATAATGTTGTTCTGAAAGAAAGATTCAAGTGTAAAAAAACACATAGTACCAGACATGGAAAATATGAAGTGGATAGTTATATCATCGATTCAAATTCATTGAAAGATAATCCTGAGTTTCATAATTTATTGAGCTTCATTAACACAGCTGGTTCTAAGCAAATGAAAGGAATTGAAGGCCATGAAAAGTGATTATGAAGAAGTAAATTGGTCCGAATATTGCTATAAAGAAAATGATGGCGATAAAACTTGGTGGGTTGATACGTCATGGTTTGCTAGAGGATTGATGTTGTTTACATTTGATAAGAAAAAGTTCTATAACCTTTTTGAAGATTATCCTCATAATATGACTTTAGAAGAGGTTGAAATCTTTGATAAAGAAAATCCATTTTGGGCTGAGTTTTTTTCAGACAGAAAATAGTAATTTTAGCACTCGAAAGAGTGCTTTTCTTTTTGAAAAATTGAAAGGAGGTTCTGTGTGAGGTATTTATAATTCTATTGCTATAAATCAATATAAACCGTTTGGCTTTCCATACGGTTTTCTTTATGTTCAGAAAGGAATAAAAAATGTTAAAAAAAGCAAAACAATTGGCATCGCAAGAATTTTCACGCTTAGCAGGTCGTGAAATCAAAGAAGAGGACTGCTTTGTAGTTTGGTTTAGCAAAACTTTGCAAAATTGGAAGGCTCTTGTTAGTACTAATCAAATCAAGTCTGGTGAAAAATGTGGCGATTATGCAGAAATCACGCATAACGGAGACAAGAAAGAGACTTACGTAGATGTATACACTAAAGTTTCAAACCGAGCTATTAAAGATTAGGAGGTGATCCGATATCTCCCAGCGAGAGGGTTATCATGCGATGACGATTGAAAGGAAATTAGAATGGCGAGGCAGAAACTTGGCAATCAGAATCCTACTCAATCGGTGATTTTAAAATACGTCAAGAAAAATTCAAAAGCTAAAGAAGCGATTGAACTTTACGAGCGGACAGGGCTTTCTTGCTATGCTTGGCAGAAAAACCTGCTATTGCCTTTGATGGCGGTAGACAAAAACGGGCTTTGGGTACACCAAAAGTTCGGCTACTCTATTCCTCGCCGTAATGGTAAGTCTGAAATCCTATACATAGCTGAAATTTGGGCGCTTCATAAAGGATTGAATATCCTTCATACAGCACATCGAATTTCTACATCTCATGCTTCATTTGAAAAGGTGAAACGATACCTTGAGAAAATGGGATATGTTGATGGTGAGGATTTTAATTCTATTAGGGCAAAGGGGCAGGAGCGGATCGAACTTTATTCAACAGGTGGTGTTGTCCAATTCCGTACCAGAACATCAAATGGTGGTCTTGGTGAAGGGTTTGATATGCTGATTATTGACGAGGCTCAGGAGTACACGACCGAGCAAGAATCTGCTTTGAAATACACGGTTACAGATAGTGAAAATCCTATCACAATCATGTGTGGAACACCTCCGACACCTGTATCAAGTGGTACGGTCTTTACTAAGTATCGTGAGACTTGTCTTTTTGGGAAAGGGAAGTATTCTGGCTGGGCTGAATGGTCAGTCTCCGATGAAAAGGAGATTGATGATGTGGAGGCTTGGTATAATTCCAATCCATCCATGGGCTACCACTTAAATGAGCGTAAGATTGAAGCAGAGCTTGGTGAGGATAAACTGGACCATAATATCCAACGTTTGGGATTTTGGCCGACTTACAACCAGAAATCTGCTATTTCTGAAACTGAGTGGAATGAGCTCAAGGTGGACGATATTCCAGAATTATCTGGCAAGCTGTCTGTTGGTATTAAGTACGGTCAAGATGGAACGAACGTGGCATTGAGTATTGCTGCACGGACCAAGGATGGCCGTTTCTTTATTGAGACAGTTGATTGTCAGTCTGTTCGTAATGGTAATGAGTGGATGGTTGCTTTCTTGCGTCAAGCAGATGTAGCTCAAATCGTAGTTGATGGAGCTAGTGGGCAAAAGATCCTGGACGAAGAGTTGAAGGACTACAGAATCAAGAACGTGATTCTACCAACGGTGAAAGAAATCATCGTTGCCAATGCTCTTTGGGAACAGGGGATTTACCAGAAGACCATCTGTCACGCTGGTCAACCTTCATTGTCTAAAGTAGCCACTAACTGCGACAAGCGTAATATTGGCTCGAATGGTGGCTTTGGCTATCGATCGCACTTTGACGATATGGATATTTCTTTGATGGATAGCGCTTTGCTTGCGCATTGGGCCTGTGCTACAGCTAAGCCTAAGAAAAAGCAAAAAATCAGTTATTAAAATAAGCAGTCTTATGGCTGCTTTTTTTGATGCTTAAAAATTACCGAACTGCCGGGGAAGCAGGAGAAAGGAGACATGAGAATGTCAGAATTTAAACCAATCACAACACAAGAAGAATTTGATGCTGCCATTAAGGCCCGCTTATCTCGTGAAAAAGAGAAGTATGGAGACTATGATCAGCTTAAATCTCGTGTGACCGAATTGGAAGAAGAAAATGTTGGCTTGAAGTCGACAATTGAAGCTAGTAATCAAAGTAAGGCGGATTCGGATAAGCAACTTGAAGAAATGCAGAAGCAAATCGCTGGTTATGAGACAGCAAGCCTACGGACTCGGATTGCTTTGCAACATGGATTGCCTTACGACCTTGCAGACCGTTTGCAGGGAAATGATGAAGAAAGCTTCAAAGCTGATGCAGAGCGCTTGGCTGGGTTTATGAAGAAATCTCAACCAGGTTATCCGCTCGGAACAAATGAGCCTAGCTCAATCGATGACAAAGACGCAGCATTAAAAGGAATGTTGCATAAAATGAGAGGAGAATAATTTATGGCAACGCTACAAACAGGGGATCTATTCCCAGTCGAAACAGTACAAGATATTTTTAGTAAGGTAAAGGGTCATTCCACTCTTGCAAAGCTTACTACTCAAGAACCTATTCCATTTTCTGGAACTGAAACATTTGTATTCAATCTCGAAGGAAATGCTGAAATTGTAGGTGAAGGCAGTCCTTCAAGTGCTGGAAGTGCAACTATGAAACCGAAAGTAATCAAACCTATTTTGATTACTTATCAAGCACGGGTATCTGAGGAATTTGTACATTGCTCAGAAGAAAAACAATTATCTTACCTCAAATCTTTTATTGATGGGTTGTCTAAGAAAGTAGCACAAGCAATTGATATCGCTTCATTCCATGGCCTTGAACCAAAATCAATGACAGATGCTTCTTTCAAAACCACAAACTCATTTGATGGTTTGATTACAGGAAATGTAGTGACATATGAAGCAGATAAAATTGATGAAAATATTGATGCTGCTGTTGCAACTGTAACTGCAAATGATTGTGAAGTAAATGGAATCGCATTGTCTCCAGCTGCAGGGGCTGCACTTGGAAAAATCAAGGTAAACGGGGTAGTCCAATATCCTGAATACCGTTTTGGTCAAAACCCAGATTCATTTTATGGAATGAAGTCAGATGTCAATAAAACATTGACAACTGTTGCAAACTCAGCTAAAAAAGACCATGTTATCGTTGGTGATTTTGAAAATGCTGTAAAATGGGGATATGCAGATGAAATTCCTCTTGAAATCATTAAATACGGTGATCCAGACGGTGCAGGCCGTGACTTGAAACGCTATCGCGAAGTTTGTTTACGTACAGAAGTGTATGTGGGCTGGGGAATTCTTGACGAACAGGCATTTGCTCGTGTGGAGGCTTAATATGGAATATATTAACAAAGAAACCTTAGTAACAATTGAAACAGACAGTAAATTGGCTGGAGATTGGGTTCCAGCTGATCAACTGACAAAAAATGTGGATTCGCAAGAAGCAGCAGACAGTCAGGGAGATCTGACTGTCTCACAAATTAAATCCCGCTTAGATGAGTTGGGCGTTGAATACGACAAAGGAGCTAAGAAAGCTGACTTGCTTGCTCTTTTAGAACAACATGAAGGGTAGTTAAAATGACAACATTTGCAACAGTAGAAGACCTTGAAACTTTGTGGCGTTCCTTGAAATTTGATGAACGAAAGAGAGCAGAGGCACTGTTGTCAATAGTGTCAGACTCTCTTCGTGAGGAAGCTAAGAAAGTCAGCAAGGATTTGGATAAGATGGTAGCTGAAAGCCCATCTTATTCAAGTGTCGTGAAATCTGTAACTGTAGATGTGGTAGCTCGTACCTTGATGACCTCAACGGATCAGGAGCCAATGACTCAGATGGCTGAGTCAGCTATGGGATATTCCTTTAGTGGTTCTTATTTGGTTCCTGGTGGGGGACTCTTTATCAAGGATTCGGAGTTGAAGCGCTTGGGCTTGAAAAAGCAAAGATATGGGGTGATTGAACTTTATGGGACGAATTAAAGGAATTACAGTTACTCTTATCGAGACCAAAGAAAAAGGGAGGGATGACTTCGGTCATCCCATTTTTGAGGAGATTGAAACTCAAGTGGATAATGTCCTCATTTCTCCTACTTCAACCGATGATGTTACGAGTCAAATGAACTTGACTGGAAGAAAGGCAGAATACACTCTAGCTATTCCGAAAGGTGATACTCATGATTGGGAGAATAAAGAAGTTTTATTTTTTGGCAAGCGTTGGAAAACTTTTGGGATTCCACTGGAAGGCATTGAGGAAATGATTCCTTTGAGCTGGAATAAGAAAGTGATGGTGGAGCGCTATGGGTAATTCGGATTTTAAGTTAAACCGTGCTGGAGTATCTGAATTAATGAAATCAGGTCCTATGCAGAAGGTCCTTTCTCAATATGCATCAGACATACAAGATAGGTGCGGTGATGGGTATGTAAAAGATATCCATGTTGGTAAGAATCGTGCTAATGCCTCTGTATCAGCTAAAACCAGAAAAGCCAAAAAGGACAACTTAAAAAACAATACTCTCTTGAAGGCGGTGAGATAAATGATTGAGATTATAGTTAAAAAATATCTTGACGGTCATTTGTCTGTTCCGTCATTTTTTGAGCATGAGACGACAATGCCGAAAGAATTTGTCATTGTGGAAAAAACTAGAGGAGCTAATAAGAATTACGCAAAATCTGCCACATTTGCTTTTCAAAGTTATGCAAGTAGCTTGCAAAAAGCTGCTGAATTAAACGAGAAAGTTAAACAAGTCATTTATGACATGATCGAGCTGAATGAAATCAGCGGAATTCATCTGAATAGCGACTACAACTTTACAGATACTGGAACTAAAAAATATCGTTATCAAGCGGTATTTGATATTAATTATTTTTAAGAAATGGAGAATGGAATGGGAACAGAAGCTCAGACAACACAAGCAACATCAACAACTTCGTCATCATTTGTGACGACTGCTAAGCCTAAAGTGGGCGGAGCAATTTATTCGGCGCCAGCTGGTACAGCATTGCCTACAGATGCGACTACAGCATTGGACAAGAAATTTGTATCGCTTGGGTATATTTCAGAAGATGGATTGGAAAATGAAAACTCTCCTCAATCTGAAAATGTGAAGGCTTGGGGCGGTGACATCGTGCACTCTTCACTGACAGAAAAACCTGATACTTTTAACTACACTTTGATCGAAGCATTGAATCTAAATGTGTTAAAAGAAATCTACGGAGCTGACAATGTATCTGGAGATCTTAAAACAGGTATCACTATTAAGGCTAATTCGAAAGAACTTGCTAGTCATTGTGTGGTGGTTGATATGATCTTGAAAGATGGTACATTTAAGCGGATTGTAATTCCTCAAGGTAAGGTTACATCAATCGGCACTATCTCTTACAAGGATGCTGAGACTGTTGGCTATCAAACAACACTTACAGCATTTCCAAACTCTGATGGAGATACTCACTACGAATACATCAAAGGAGAATAATACATGTCTGAAATTAAATCATTTAAAGGGACTACTTCAACAGGTTTTGAGTTTGACATTAGTCAAAAGCGAATGGAAAACTATGAAGTCCTTGAGGTTTTAGCTGAAATCGATAGCAATCCTCTGTTAGTACCAAAACTCTTGAAATTGCTTTTGGGAGAACAAGCGGAAGACTTGAAAAACCATGTCAGAGACGAAGATGGAATGGTATCAACTGACAAGCTGATGAAAGAAATCACAGATATCTTTGAATCTCAGTCAGTAAAAAAATAGTAGCCCTCTCTAGAATGATTCAGACAGATGAGGATGCTTTGATTTGTGATTTAGCTGAAACGTATCAAATCTATGACTACAGACAGCTACCTGCTTATCAGGGAGCTGTTTTTTCGTATGGGTTGCGTGACGATTCAAGGATCAAAGTCGCAATGTCAGGGCAGAATGTCTCAATGCAGTTACTCATCCAGGCAAGTATTTTAGATAGATTATCTATGCTGGTCTGGTTTAAGACCAAGGATGGCCAGAATGGGATTAATCGTCCTGTCTCAATGGTTGATCAGTTGGCGAAGGTCGAAGAGGAACAGGAGCAGATGACATTTGCATCTGGAGAGGAATTTGAAAACTATAGAAATGAAATGTTAAAAAAAATTGGAGGAGGTAGTTAATGGCAACAGAATTAGGCCAAGCTTATGTGCAGATTATGCCTTCTGCTCGTGGAATCAGCGGGAAGATTAAAGCTGCTATCTCGCCAGAAGTAGAATCTGCTGGGCAAAGCGCTGGTGAAACTCTAGGTGGAAGAATGGTCAGCCTAGCTAAAAAAGCTATTGCAGTTGCTGGGATTGGGAAGTTTTTCTCTGCTTCTATCATGGAGGGTGCAAATCTTCAGCAATCAATTGGTGGTATCGAAACACTTTTCCAAGGGTCTGCAAAAATTGTCAAAAAATATGCTGACGAAGCGTATAAGACGACAGGTCTTTCGGCGAATGCCTACATGGAAAATGTGACTGGCTTTAGTGCAAGCTTATTGCAGTCATTAGGTGGTGATACCAGAAAGGCTGCAGATGTTGCTAATATGGCCATGATTGATATGGCAGACAATAGCAACAAGATGGGTACTTCTATGGACCGTATACAAGATGCTTATCAAGGATTTGCAAAGCAGAATTATACGATGTTGGATAACCTTAAGCTAGGTTACGGTGGTACTAAAACTGAGATGGAGCGCTTGCTGGCTGATGCTACTAAGCTGACGGGTGTTAAGTATGATATTAATAATCTGTCAGACGTTTATCAGGCAATCCATGCAATCCAAGGTGATTTGAAAATAACTGGGGCGACAGCTGTCGAGGCATCAACTACATTTACAGGGTCGTTTAATGCGATGAAAGCTGCTGCTCAAAATGTTTTGGGTAATTTGGCCCTTGGTAAAGATATTGGACCATCTCTTCATAGTTTATATGAAACGGCGAAGACATTTTTAGTTGGAAATCTCATTCCTATGATCGGGAATGTCTTAAAAGGGATTCCTCACCTTATTTATGGGATCTTGCAAGACGGCCTTACTGCCGTTTTTGGTGAGGGCGTTGCTGAGCCAATCCTTGAATGGGTGTATAACACTTTTGCGGATATAAGCGCAATCGCAAATACATTGTTCGATATGATATTTGGTTCCATGAACAAGAAGGACAATGTTGACTTCCTGAAAAGCTACTTGGGTATCGATGAAAAGACAGCTAGTAGCATTGTAAATATTGGAGAAAATATCCGTGTGACCTTTGAGAATATCGGGGCTACCATCGGGAATATCGCTGGTATTGTAGGAAGCTTTGTCAGTGATCTGCTTGGGATCGGTGGAAGCGAGCAGAGTGTGAACTTGATAGCTTCAGCATTTGAAGGTCTTACTAAATTTTTGAGAAGCGCATCTGCAAAATTAAAAGATTTTACAGGTTGGCTAAAAGGCAATCCTGCTGCACTAGATGCCTTGAAGGCTTCGGTTGTAGGTATCACAACTGCATGGACTGGCTATAAAGTAGTGATGGGAGTTATAAAAGGAATTGAGACTGCCAGAAAAGCGATACTCGCAATTACAAATGGTTTGATGTTGGCTCAATTTGTTAGAACTAATGCCTTAACTGCTGCTGAGGCTGCTAATGCAGCTGCAACAATGGGAGCAAGTGGAGCGTTTGGAATTTTCAACACGGTCTTATCTGCTAATCCAATTGGATTAATTGTCACAGGGATTGCTGCACTAACAGCTGGTTTAACTTGGTTCTTTACTCAAACCGAAACAGGTCGCAAGATTTGGAGTGGATTTGTATCCTGGATAAAATCCGCATGGAAAGGGATTGCTGATTTCTTCTCTGGCCTTTGGAAAGGCATATCAGAAGGAGCCATTAATCTTTGGAATGGAGTGGTATCAGTCTGGAATGGTGTCATTGATGGTATCAAGGGGGCATGGCAAGGAATCAAAGAATTCTTCTCTGGCCTTTGGAGTGGTATTTCTAATGGAGCTTCAAACGCTTGGAATGGAACGATTGAGGGCATAAAGTCAGCCTGGCAAGGGATTTCTGATTTCTTCTCTGGATTATGGGAATCAATCACTAGTTTAGCAACTACGGCATGGACTTCTATTACCAGCGCTGTTTTAGCTATTGTTCAACCTTTTATCGATACCTTTATGAGCATTTGGAATGGCATGAAAGAAGGACTCTCTCAAGTGTTTGAAGGCATTAAGACGATCTTTACTGGTGCTTGGGAATTGATCAAAAGTATTGTATTAGGAGCGGTCCTATTTATCATTGATTTGGTAACACTTGATTTTAAGAAGTTAGGTGAGGATTTGGGATTAATCTGGGATGGTATTAAGAACGCTATTTCAACTGTTTGGAATGGTATCTGTACTTTCTTCTCAGGAATTATTAATACAATCATTGGTTTCTTCACTGGGGCTTTCGAAGGGCTTAAAACATTTCTTGCTGGAGTATGGGATGCAATTAAATCTGTAGCTGAGACCGTATGGAATCTAATCACATCTGGTATTAAAGCTATTATTGATGGTTTTATTGCTGGCGCTCAAGCTGTATGGGATGGTTTCAAGGGATTTTTAGCTGGACTTTGGGAAGGCATTAAATCAACAGCCATAAGCATGTGGAACGGGATCTGTTCTGGCATAAAAGCCATTATTGATGGTTTTATTGCTGGCGCTCAAGCCGCATGGAATGGATTTAAGGGTTTTATGGCTGGACTTTGGGACGGCATTAAATCCACAGCAACAAACATGTGGAATGGCATCAAAACAGGGACTTTAAATATAATTAACGGATTGGTTTCTGGTGCGCAAGGGTTTTGGGACAGCATGAAAAATGGCGTTAAAAATCTTTGTGACGGCGTTAAAAATCTATTTAGTGGCTTGGCACATATTGACTTAGCTGGAGCTGGTAAGGCAATCATGAATGGCTTTCTCGGAGGCTTGAAAGCTGTCTGGGGTGGTATTCAGGATTTTGTTGGTGGTATCGCTGGCTGGATCCGAAAGCACAAAGGACCGATTTCTTATGACCGTAAGTTGCTGATTCCTGCTGGTAAGGCAATTATGGGCGGATTTGATGAGTCATTGCAGGAGAGTTTTAAAGGTGTCCAGAAGACAGTCGGAGGAGTTGCTGGCTGGATTTCAGATGCCGTTTCTGGAGAAGGATTTGATTTTGGGAATGATACTGCTTTTAATCGCAATATCACATCTACACTTCAAATGCCGAACAGCAAATATGAAACTGCGGAGTCTAAAATGGTGTCTGAGATTGCCATTCTAAGGTCAAGTTTAGATGTGTGGCTTGAGAAGATATCAAATAAAGACTCTAACACTTACTTAGATGGTGAGGAATTAGCTATTAATGCTTATCAACGCCAAGGACAAATTATGGCTAGAGAGGGGATTTAATGGCAGTAAATTATCTGATTATCAATACATTTAATACTGGCACTATATCGGATAGTGTAGTAACTGATTTTGGAGATATTAAAGGCGCTATCCCTCGCTACGATGAGCAAAAAAAACTCTATGGGACCAATGGTCAGTACAATATCGAAGACGGTGCTTATGATGGCTATGAGCGGACGTTGAAAGTTTTCGTGAAACGATACGAGGACGCTCAGGCAATCATCAATGCATTTAATAAACTTGATAATGTATTAGAGTTTAGTTATCAGCCTGATAGTATTCACTATGCTGATCTGCTAGATTCAGAAATATCGCTTCATGGTCAAAATAACTGGATTGTAAGCATAAAGGTCTATCAACATCCTTTTAGATATACTAAGAATGTCCAAGAGGTTGTTTTAGGTGGCAGCGGAACAGTTACCAATCCAGGAACGGTCTACTCAGAGCCTATCATCACGATTGAGGGTCAAGGTGAAGTGGTTCTAACTATCGGCAACCAGACAATGGTATTGAATCTTTCTGGTGGGGCTAAAATTGACTGTAGGCAACGTAAGCAAAATGTCTATACATTAAATGGGCAACTGCAAAATACTATCCGTGTAAGAGGTCCGTTCTTCGAACTTAAACCTGGTATCAGCGGGATTACGACTGCAGGAAATGTATCTAAACTTAAAATTCAAGGAAATTGGAGGTATCGCATTTGATTTATTTAAAAGAGGGTAATATCCCTCTTAATTTTTGCTTTGAAGACGACATCACTCAAGAAGCGAACAATACTTATCAATTGTCCTTTAAATTTCCAGTCAGTGATGAGAAATGGGCTTTGTTAAAAAACGAAGTGCATCTGCTTGCTGATGATTTGTCTGGTGAGCAAGAGTTTGTTATTATCGATGTCCAAAAAGGGCATGGCTATATTACTGTATATGCCAATCAGGCAGCAACCTTGCTAAATGGTCACAGTGTCCGTAAGATTGATGTTGATCGAGCAAACGGGATGACAGTGATGAATAAGCTGGTAGAGGGGTTAAAAAGAGAATGTCCTTTTACATTTTTCTCAGACATCCAAGATAAGCATACTCTTAGACTTGATAATGTATCAGTGATTGATGCGCTCACGAAGGGTCAACACTCAATTATTGGTCAGTGGGGCGGGGATTTGATCCGTGATAAATACTCGGTTAGGTTGTTGAAAAATGGAGGGATTGAAAATCAATCTCTTTTTATGTACAAAAAGAATCTATCTGAGTACAAAGAATCGACCACTACAAAATCTCTTAAAACAAGAATCCACTTCCGCAAGGTCATTACTGCCTCTGGCGAGGGTGAAAAAGAGAAAATACTTGAAGTCACTGTGGATAGTCCACTCATAGATAAATACAAACATATCTATGAGTACGATATGGAAGTCCAAGATCAGGATGTTAAAACTCTTGATGACTTGAAAGAGTATGGTAAGAGATACTTCCAATCAAGTCTGTGTGATCTACCTGAAGAGAATCTAGAGATTAATGTTATCGGTCAAGCAGACCAACCGGTTAATCTATTTGATACTGTATCAATCTATTACGAGCTGTACAATGTAGATATCCGAAAGAAAATCACAAAGTATGGCTATAGTCCGATGGCTAAGAAGCTGAAAAAAATCAGCTTTGGTAAAATCTCACGGTCGTTAGGCGGAGCTATTGGCCAAATCATTAATGATTCGGTTGCGGATAAAATTGCTAGTCATGATGCTGCTTATGATGCGAAAGTCCAGCAACTTATCGACAACGCTAATGCTGAGTACGATAAAAAGGCTAAAAGTCTTGAGCAGGACATTACTGACGGAATCGAGCAGGCCAAGGCTAAAGCCGAGGTGATTAAGGAAGAGATAAACGCTGAAATCTCTGAGAAAATAAAAGCTGCCAACAAGTCTAATAAAGATGAAATTGTAGAAGAGTTTAAGGCTAAATACAATGGAATTGAGGTCAAGGTAGAGGATCTGAAGGCTACTGCTAACGGGCTGTCAGAGATGAACACTGCAATCCAAAAAGAAATGGATGACTTTAAGGCCTCCACTGCAAGCAAGTTTGCTGGTATTTCAGGCGCACAATCTCATTATGAACAAAGCACCAATAAGGCTATTTCTGACCTTGTGAAGGTGGCTCAAAATAAAGCTGATCGGGCTTATGTAGAGCAGACGGCTCAAGGGATTAAAGAAACAATCTCAAATATCAAAATTGGTAGACGAAACTTGATAAAAGGGACTCGTCTATTTTCAGGAGTTCGGGGAGTAGTCGGCGAATTTAATGGTTTTAAAGTGATTCGCTCTGAAATCACGCAAGAAAATCAAAAAGTTATTGATATGTTCGTGACGAATACGACTGTGCCAATGGTTAGAACCGAATATACAGCTGTTTTTTGGGCCAGGGCTTCTCGCAATGATTATCAATGTGTCTTACATTTATTTAGTCCAAATAGTGTTACAAAAGTAGTTACAAGCACAGGATTCGCTGCAGATAATTTAATTGATGGCTATGCTAAATTCTCTATAACAACTGATTGGAGACCATACTGGGTGAAATGGACCCAAACACCTGTGAGTGTGCCGAAACGTGTCATTTTTGGTCGACACGGCACCAATTATGGTCAGAAAAAAGGTGATTGGCTGGAAATATGCGCTCCTGCCGTTTTCGAGGGGAATATGCCTGGCGACTGGAATGAAGCCCCTGAAGATGCAACTAGCACATTTCAGGCAGAGTTTGAGAAAACGGCTAGAGGTCTAGAAACTAAAATCACTTCATTTGAATCTTATGTACAAGCTGATGGGACACGTCAAGAGACTTTGAAAAAGTACATCGAAGATAAGACGGCATCTAGCTTGACCGCATTTAGAGAGAATATAGAATCTGGCTACATATCAAAATCCAAATACGAAGAAGATTCTCGTGGGATTACTCGAAAATTTGAAGAGCTAAAAACTGGCGGACAAAATCTTGTCCTTAACAGTGGTGATCCTCAAAATCTAAAAAATTGGGGTGAAATCTCTCCTGATTCCGAACCAACAGCGGAAATAGTGACGAATCCTTTATATTTTAATGGATCCCGTAAGCTGATAGCTTTGAAAAATAGGAATAGTACTCTTCAGGAATTCCTCTCTTCTCGTCGCTTTAATGTTAGGCAAAATACTACTTATACTATTGGAGTCACACTTTTTTGTTCAGAGAATTTAAAAGGTGCTGAATTACTAGTTTTGCTTAGAAGAAGAGGATATGCTCAACTGTTTGAGAGGGCTATTTCATTATTTAAAGAAATACAGTTGCCGAACAATGAAGCTAAAAGGTTTTATTTTAAATTCGATTCTGGAATTTACGATGAAGCCTTTTTGAGATTTGGCAATGAAGGTAGGACTGATGATAATGAGTCTGTACTATATGTTGCTGATGTTGATGTATATGAGGGAACGATTGAGCGACCTTGGCAGGCTGCTGAAGACGAAGCAGGCAAAAAGCTGGAAACAAAGATGGCTGAATATAGTCAGACTGTTGATGGTGAGTTGAAGAGATTGGCAAGTCAAATTGATGATACCATCAAAAAGACTGATGTAGACATCACACCAGGCCAAATCAGTTTTGGCGTTGGAAAAACCATCAACGGTAAGACTATTAGCTCATTGTTCGTGCAGGATCCCGAATCGATTGCCTTGATTTCAAAATTGATCAAGGTCAAAGGGGATATGATTGTTGATGGGTCTATTTTGGGCCGACATCTTAAAACGGGTACGTTGGAGACGGGTCACTTTAAAGCTGGTTCTGTGACCAGTGAAATTTTGGCAGCTAACGCTGTTACAGCTGATAAGGTGCAGGTTGATTACGCCTTAATCAATAAATTAATTGCCAACCAAGCATTCATCCGAGAATTGACTTCTCAGAGAGCCTTTATCACTCAGATTAACTCGATTGATTTCAGTGCTGAGAGCATCAAAGGCGGACGTTTAAGCGCAAATAATGGAGCCACTATATTCGATTTGAGTAATGGGACATTGAACTTGTACTCAAATACAGGGACCATTCGAAGAATAGACGGAACAAGTTCTTCACAATTTCTTAAAATGACTCGTAATGGTTTCATTGCTGAACATTTTCGTGACCCTAATGCAGCTATGATCGTATTAGGTACTAACCATGATAAAACGGAAAATACTGAGAATGAGACATTCGCTGGAACTCGTCTTTGGTCAGGAAAAAGTGGGTCAGAAAACGAGTCGCTTTATGAAGTCGTCTCAGACCGTATCAGCCTATACTCAAATGGTCGATACAGAAGCCCTTGGGTATTTCACAATAATACTAGAGATGGCAGTTCATATCTCATACCGATGAATGAAAAAGGGGTTCGGCACAATCTAGGTCGTGGGGACAAGCATTTTTCAGGAGCTTGGATTGATAACATCTTTATTGGTAAAGATGCTGTAAATCTTGGCACTTACGTTTGGGATATATTAACTTGTTTTGGCCAATTGTCAAAAGTTAATTGGGATCTGAAAAATTCAAACGTTCAGAGCCATATTCGTAGCGTCCTTAATAAATATAAATTTAAATAAGAGAGGAATAACATGAAAGAAAATATCTTACTAGCAATCATCACTGAGCTAAACCAACAGCTCAGTGATAAAACACTCAATGAGGTCGAATATAAAGTCCGACTGAATGACGCACAACAAAAAATAGCTCAACTTTATGAAGAAGTTGAAGTCTATCGCTCTGTTCTTGAATCTGATAAAGATCTAAAGGACTTATTTGAAGAAATCAAAAACAAAAATGAGGTAAATGCTTAATGGACTATAAAGTACAATCAAGATTTTTTGACCCTATCACAAACACGACCAAAGTAGCAATCAAGCAAGACTTCCCGTATCGAGTCTTTGAAGAAATCCTATCAAATAACCGCACTGAAGAAGATGAAGCTACTCTAGTTGAGGCTGTTCTGAATATCGTTCGGATGGAGCTGGACCCGTCTGGGGCAGTTGTTAAACTAAAGAAAGAGCTAGATAAATCTATTGAAGCCAATAATGATGCTATCAAGCAAATTAAAGTTCTTGAGACAGACAATCAGTCTAAAACAATCCAAATCCAAAACATCAAAAATGTGGCGGACTGGGCTGTCCTTGTGGCTGTGACCGATACAGACAATCCCATCGATCCAACGCTCTATGCTCGTGGGCTGGAACTGGTAGATCTTGGAGAAGTCGGGAAGAAGTATAAGTCACATGATATTTTTGCCGTAAGCAATCCGAATCATGTCGCTAAATACGGCGAAGGCAATCGTGTACTGGTGCAGGTCAATCAAGACTTCACTTACAACGGCGAAAGCGTGGAAGAGCTTGAAGGCAAGCTATCGCAAGATGGGAAACTAGCTGTATGGAAGTGGGAAATGCCGAAAGAACATAAGCCTGAACAACCTTCTAGAGTTCTTGGAACTCAACCAGTAGCACAACCTGGATCTTAATGATGGGAGTGTGATTGATGTATCAAGAGCCAGATGGAATCTTTGGAATAATTGAAGTAGTACGCGATTTTTATGATCACGGAATTGATGAACACATGGTTGTTTTTCTCTTGATGGCCATTGTGGCTTTAGATATCGTTTTAGGGGTATCTAGAGCGTGGGCTTATCATGAGTTTTCAAGTCGAAAATGGAGAAAAGGGCTGGTAAGTCACACAGCTATGATCTTGATTGTAGCCATTGGCTATCCATTCGCCCTATATATGAATCTTGGGCCTGTAGTCGATGCCTTCATTGTAGCAATGATGGCAGCATACGGATCTAGCATTCTAGCCAGTCTTTCAGCTTTAGGCGTTGAAATTCCTGGGCTGGATCGTCTTGTAAAGCAAAATATTGATCATGAAAAATTTAAGTTAAAAGAAGGTTCGGAAGGACCAAGTAAATCGATTAAAAAAGGAGAAAGAAAAAAATGAATCAAATTACAGATATTGTCGTAAGTGGAGCTATGAGTATTTTAGTAGTGCTTGTTGGCATTGTCGTTAACTCTGTCAAGCAGTACCTCTTAACCAGAGGAGGCAAGAAAGCCATTGAAACCGCTGAAATACTAGCTAAAAATGCCGTACAGGCTACGGAACAAGTAGCGGACAAATTGGGAATCAACGGACAAGATAAATTTGAACATGCTAAAACTAGCTTGATTGAAAGTCTGGAATCATACAATATTTATCTTACTAACGATCAACTAAACACATTTATTGAGTCAGCTGTTAAAACGGCTAATGAATCTTGGAAAAAATAAGAGGAGAAATCACAATGGATAAAGTCAAATTATTTCAAAACGAAGTTTTAGGCTCTGGTTTCGACATTGACGGCTATTTTGGCTGGCAATGCTGGGACGGGTACGCTAAATACTGTCTTTGGCTAGGAGTTCCGTTTGCAAACTGTATGGTTTCAGGTTATGTGAAGGATCTATGGGAACAGCGTTATAATAACGGTATCCTTGACTACTTCGACGAGGTCGAAAGCTTGGAAGGTGGGGAAGTCGCTATCTTTACAGAGAACGAATGGACTCCCGTCTCTCACGTCGCTGTTTTCGTCGCTGATATTGACGGCACTCAAGGTTGGTTCCTTGGACAAAATCAAGGTGGAGAAGCTGGACCAAATGGAGGCGGAGCATTTAACCTTGTTGCCTTCCCATACTCTACCCTTTATCCTACAGCCTTTCGTCCAAAAGGTGAGCCATTGCCTAAGCAAGAGCTTAAAGAAGCTGTTACTGAGGTCATGGAAAACCATGAAGCGCCATTTTATCCAGAGGACGCTACATTTACAGTTGGGGACAGCCCTATCAATGTCCGTCGATCTCCTAGCTTAGATGGTGAAATCGTGGCAGTCTATCAACCGCGCGAAAAGGTCCATTATGACTCTAAGGGGTCAAATGATGGCTACCGTTGGATCTCATACGTTGGAGAATCTGGCAATCGTAACTATTTGTCGATTGGCCAAACTGACGAGGCAGGCAATAGAATCGACCTCTGGGGCGAGCTATCATAAAAAAAACAGAGCGGAAACTCTGATAAAATAAAAAAATAGAAATATTAAAATTTAATTCAACCCTACTGGCTCAATAGCTGGTAGGGCTTTTTTGTTGCGAAAAAATAAAAATATTTTAAAAAAAGTTAGTAAAAAGTATTGACAATATATAACAAATGTTATATAATAATAATGTAAGGAGGTTGGCAGACCTTACAAATAAAACAGGAGGTAAAGATATGCGAGCCAAGCATAAGAAAAAGCCACCAAAACTGAAATTCAAGTTCTCGGTCAAGATAAACTTAGTAATCATCAGCTTTGAATGGCAAATTGAAATCGGGGAGTAAACCTCCCCGCCCCCCAGGGGGGGGTTTTTATAGTATATCAAAAAATTTTTTTAAAATAAAATTTTTAATTAAAAA